CCATTTGGCTAACTGGATCTCAGGACGGGCCTTGATATATTCCGTCGTAAAGGTTCCCGCTTCAGGGCGGACACTGGTCCGCACCGCGTCATAGCGGGTGCCTTTGTCGTCGAGTTCTAATGCTGCTCGGTTCATAGGGTGAACTTCAAGGGGTCCTTGTCCCTGACGGCAAACACACACCACCAGTCGGACGGTTCCAGCGCGACAATTTCATGCTCGTCGTCTTTCCTGATTTCCACGAAGGACGGAGCCACGTACTCGCTCCATGTACCCTGCACCCGCACGGCCACGCGGCCTTTGGTCAGCAGGCTCATGTGGTCGAACTGATGGGTGTGACCATGGTAGGTTTCACCGGCTTCAGCAAACGACATCGAGCGGACCCACACGTTCCCGAAGAAGCCCATATCCATCATGCGCGGCATCTCGTCCCGCTTGACCGGCCAGTGCGCCGGATAGTGGTCATGAACGGCGACTGGCTTAGATGGTCTGTGGACGGTCAGCATGCTCATTACGGCTGCGCTCCACAGGCATAGAGGTAGATCTTGCGGGCGAAGGTTTTATCGCTCCCGCCCATCGAACGCGCTTGCTCGCAGAGATCCGCTTTGAATTTTTCCAGCATCCCGACCCGCTCCTCAACAGTCGGCGGCTGGGGCCCTGGGTCTGGGGTTGGCTCTGGCACAGGCGTCGGCTCAGGCGTTGGTTCAGGTGTCGGTTCGGGAACCGGTGTGGGTTCCGGTGTGGGTTCCGGGACTGGGACAGGCGCCGCCGCATTGACGAATCCAATGGGTTTCGTGGCGACGAGCAGTTGGTCGTAGTACGTGGTCCCGATGCTGCCCTTGTTGCCCCAGTTCTCTAGCCAGAAGCCGCCCATTTTGTAGCTAGACTGGTTGCTGTTGCGATACATCACTGTTGTATAGCGGGTACGCAAGGTCGGCGTGCCGGTGCAGTGACCGCTCGCGCCGCACTCATCCAACCACATCTCGAAAACTCCATCATGCTGACCAGGCGTGTTCAGTTTGTAGTGAAACTGCACCGTGAACCACACGCCCGTTTGATTCGTGTTGACGCTGGGGCCGACGTTCGGGCACATCCATGCGGCGTACTCGGTGGACGGTTCACCCAGGCCGCTGTCCTGGTGCAGGTAGGGAATCGCGCAATGTTTCCCGCCGCCAAAGTAGTTGAATGAGAGCGCCATGATCGGCGGCGCGTCCTGGCTCATAATCACGTCGAACATTTTTTCGTGGCCGCCCACATAGCCCGGCAGGTGCTTGAAGTACAACCGCACCCACAGTTCATCGACTTCGCGGTTATTGACAAAGCCGTGCATGCCCATCATGGCTTCAGAGGCCGGGTTCGGCGTCGTCCGTGGGCCGCTCGTCGCCGTACAGTTCGTGCCCGCCGCCCCCGCGCCGCCGCAGACTGCGTAGCCAGGGACGACCGGCGGATTGAACCCGTTCCCGTTCGTGCCGTTGGTTTTGCTGCCGTCGGCGTTGTGGTAATAGATATTCATGCACCAACCATCGTTCTCAGGGTTATTCCGCCCCCCATTCCAGTCGCAGTTTGACGAAGCCCAGACTCCGTCCTCGAAGTCATCGGCCAGGAGCACGGTGGAATCCGTCGGTGAGACTTCCGCTGAATTGATGAACGGATCGGCCCAGGCCAGAGACGGACCCACAAGGGCTAGCAGCACCAAGAGCAGACGCATAGCAGACTCCTTTCAGATGGAAAGGGCCCCCGGTGTTTCCGGAAGCCCCGATGTGCCTTAGCTCGCCCGGAAGAATCCCGCCGCCGCGATCTGGGCCGTGATGTCGCTGCCGTCCGGGGTGACCGCGAAATCGTGCAGCGTGAGCGGCTCGATCCCGGCATCGGTGCCGCCGGTGGTGTCACTGTCGTAGTGAATCGTCAGATCTCCGATCGCCCCCGTGCCATCAGCGGCGACCGCCGTCCAGGTTTGGTCGGGGATGTCGAGATCGACACGATCGTTCGTGTCGTCCGGCGCGAAGGCGACGAGGTCGGCATCCGTCAACACCTTGCGGGCGTAGCCGGTATTCGTCGCTTCGTCCGTGGTACCGGCAACCAGATCGGCGAGCGTGTCTTTATCGCGTAGCACCGCATCGGTTTCGATGCCCGACGCGGCGAGGAGCACAACGACCAGCGCCGCATTCGCCGGATCGTTAATATCCACCCGCCGGTACAGTTCCGCCACCCGGCCTTTTGCAACGTTGAACACTAGATCCGCCATGGCGCTTACCTCTTCTCTTTCCGCAGGCGAAACCGCTCCTGCTGCTCGGTGTTCAGCACGCATTCGTAATGGTTCAGTTTGTAGTAGCCCGCGGGATGCTGCGGATCCGGCGACGGCTGGCCAGGGTGCCGCTCCGCGAGGACCGCGCGCGCGAGTGTGCCCTTGTCGGCCTCGTCGTCCGGGAGTTTGCTCCCGTCGAAACAGCTATAGCGGCCCGGTCCCCGCGTGATGTCATAGACCAGAGTCTCCGGATCTCCATAGAGCAGGAGCTTGCCCTTTTCGATCGCGATCCACCCTTCCTCGAGGCCGGCGTTCACCAGCTTCGTCGAAAAGTTCTGCTCGGGGTGGAAGCCGGTGTGTCGGATTTCGATATGCTCGAACGGTGGGGGATTCAGCACCACCCCCGCGGCCCGGCGCGGATTCGGCAACACCCCCCTGGCATCCCGTTGATTGCGCCGGGGGGTCCACCCCTCCGGTTTGGTGTAGTGTCGTTTCAGCAGCATGCGGCCCTCCTTGCGTGCTCGGTTTCAGTGTCGGTAGGCGCTCCTCTGGGTGTTCTCAGGATCTGCCTTTGCCGCGTTACTTCTCGTCCTTACCGGCGGGCTTGTCTTTGTCTTTGGTCTTGCTAGCCCCCTTGTCTTTCTCGTCCTTACCGGCGGGCTGCTCCTCCTCATAGAGCTCGTGCTTCTTGGGGTCGTAGTCGGCTCGGTTAATGATGCAATACCCGCTCGTATTGCCGGGGACCTTGTCGTGCTTGATCTTGACGGTATCGACGGTATCCATGGTGGTCTCCTCTTGGGTCACTGACAGGGTGTGGTGTCGAGGCGGGGAGCCGTATGACTCCCCGCCCACTGGGTGCGCGTGCGCTGTTGATTAACCGAGGAGCAGTGCCGTATGCCGCGGCGCAATGACCTTCACGCCCCAGGCAATGGCGATTTCGAACTTCACCCGGCGATAGAGCGCGTACCGGGAGACTTCGAAGGTCAGCCCGGACACCGGATCGGCGATCGACATCCGGTCCGACGCGCTGTCTCCGCCCTTGGGCAAGGCTGGCATGCGGGTCGCCAGCTGAATCGCCGATTGGGAGAAGGCCATGTTGCGCGCCGAATTGGCGACCAGGGTGATCGCGGTCGCCGACGTGGGAATGGCCTGCCGCAGGCCCGGTTCCTGGAGGGTGATCGTGCCGCCGTCTGAGACATCGGCGTCACCGGCAATCACGACATATTTTTCCGTGTCACCCGCGAAGGTGATGACATCGCCGGCGACGATCGTGCCGGTCCCGGCCACGGCCAGGGTGATCACTTTCGCCCCGACCGCATAGCCGGCGGTATTGGTCGTGGCCGACGCGCCCGTGCCCTTGGTGTGGGTCTTGAGCTGCCCCGTGCCGTGGATGTTGAAGCCCTCCAGCTGGCCGATGATCCCCCGACGGAGCAACTCATCCGTGCCCGCTTCATTGACCTTGAAGAGCGTCCCCTGCTTCCCGCCGAGATTGGCGCGGGCGCTCGTCCCCAGCACCATCTTGAGATCCGTGAGCGGCGCGCCGTTGTCCTCGAGGATCTTCTTGGTGAAGGAAATGTCCGACAGATCGCCGGCCGTCCCAAACGGCGTGGTCCCAGCCGTGCCGAACGCGCGCGAGAACACCGCATGGAGGGCCGTGAGATCCGCTTCGATCTCATTGGTTGCCGCCCGCAAGGCCTGCGCGAATTGCTGGGTGACGAAGTTGTCCTTGAGCCCGCTCGCGCTCACGGCCAATTCTTCTTCGCCGTTCCACCGCACTGGCCAGTAGCGCGACTTGGTGATGGTCATCGTGACGTTGTCGGGGGCGGCGTCGCCATCGTCCGCTGGTTGCTGGCCCGCGACGATGTCGGCACCTGCGATCGGCAGCGCCACCGGGATATTGACGGTTTGATTCAACGCGACCCGTTCCGCCGTGGAATTACGGGACACCGCCGGAATCATGCCGACGAGTTCACGGGACACCACGTCGAGCGCGGCATACAGGGTAGGGATGAGGTTGGTAAGTGTATTCGCCATGTGAGGGACCTCCGTGAAAAGTTCAAGTTCACGTCAGCCCCTCGGGGACTGTGGCGGCTCTCTCGGAGAGCTGGATCAGGATGGTCGAGACGTGCCCTCGGGGTGCGTCCTGACGTCTCCCGCGCCGGCGGTGGCCCAACGGCTCCCTCGGGGACCCGTCAGGCCGATGTCTGTTGTCTTAGTCGGTGACCGTGCCTTTGCCGGTCACGACAAACTCCCGTTGCGCGAGCGGGTTCAACTTATCGAACTCCGCGCGCGTCATCGTTTTACCGTTGTCGTTGGCGTGGCCAGTATTCCCGTTCGCGCCGCCGCCGCTGGAGGACTGGAAGAGGTGCGGCGCATCGGTCGCCAGGGAATCGAGCCAGGTCTGCATGGTGATCGGATTACCGCTCTTATCGCGGGCTTGGGCGCCGTCGTCACCCAATGCGGCGGGCTTGCCGTCTTTCAGTTTAAAGATTTTGCGGCCGCGCGCAATCATGTCATCGATCGCCGTCGGACGGAGGCCTTTGGTCGCGCCCAGTTTCGTGAGCGCCTCATCGATCATCAGCGTTTCCAGCTGACTATTGAGCTGCTGATTCTTTTTCTCAGACGTCTCGAGCTTCGTCTGGAATTCTTTCTTGATGGGATCGAGCTTGGAATTCAGCAGCTCATCGATCTTGCCAGCCTTGATCAGCTCGCCGTCCTTCAGCTTTTGCTGCGTGGACTCGTATTCTTTGTACTTGGCGACGTCGAGGCCATCGAACTTCTTGAGCTCGTCCCTGGCCTCGTTCAATTCTTTATTCAGTTTGCGATTGTTATCACGGAACTCGGCGAGCTTGGGATCTTCCGGCAGGTCGTCGACATCGAGATGATACTCGTCGCCCTTCTTCACATACAATTTCTTTACTTCGTCGCTCAGTCCCTCCAACGACTTCAGCATCGCTTTCAGCGCCATTGCAGCATCTCCTTGGTTGATGAGGTTAACACGGTTAACACGGTCTGTCAAAAAAACTTAGTTGCGGGCGATCAGATCCTGCCCGAGGATCTCACGTCGAATTTTATGCGTCACCATTCCGGCAGCGAGTCGTAGAGCGGTTTGTAGCACCATACGTTCAACATGAGTATACACGGTTTCGGCATAGGCATAGCTACAGCCAGTCCTCGCCATCACACGACCGATCGTTCGCCCCTTGAGCTTGTCGCGCTTCGTCATGCCAGCGGTTCCTCAACTCCAACAACTTTGTAGCGATCGCACACCTCGCAATAATACCCGGCGATCTTTACGAGATCAGGAACCTGGGGATTCTTAGCGTCGATTTCCACGGGCACGATATTGACCACGATCATATAGTGATTGTTTGCGCACAGGACAGGATTTCTGTCAGCGTAGAATTCTTCGGTTGCCCGGCTCTCATGCGGTAATACCTTTTCGACGGGGAGTGATTCAGCGAAGAGCATCCCCTGCGGAAACGTGATGGTGATGGACAATCCTT